TGTGCCAGGAACGAGGCAGTGGAGCAGTTCGTACAGAGTCTGCTTGTCCTGTACAACTGCCAGGTGGACGAAGGAACCACTGCTGACACGATTCGTGCAGCCGGTATGATCCTGCTGAAGTCAGTCGGAGATGCGAAAGCGGACGTGAAAGTCCTCGCAGAGCAGCTTGACCAGGCTCAGAATCAGACGCTGAAGGACGATATGTACAACTCTGTGCTTCAGATTGTCGGCGTACCTTCCCAGTCCGCAACAGGAACGTCTGATTCCTCAAACAATGGTGCGGTGGTTCTCAAGAACGGGTGGCAAGGGGCAGAAACACGGGCAACGGAGTTTGAAGCGATGTTCAAACTTCCGGAGATGGAAATGCTTGAGGTGGTCAGCATCATCTGCAACGTGCTGAACAAGGGCGAATACTCCTTCGATCCTTATCTGCTCGACATCAAGTTCACCCGGAGAAACTACGAGGATATCCTGTCCAAGAGTCAGACGCTGACAACGATGCTCGGAAATGACAAGATCCATCCTCAGAAAGCGTATGAGGCATCCGGACTGTTCGTGGACACTGAGGAAGCCTATCAGATGGGTATGCAGTGGTTTGCAGAACACGGGCAGACACAACCGGCACAGGAAAACAGGGTGGTTGTTGAATGAATGACACGATGGTGATGAAGTGGGATGAACTGACCATCCTGCGATCATCTGCCTCCGACATCCTGGCTGAGTACCGGAAGTCGCATGACCGGAAAGCAGTAGACCGATGGTGCGACTACATGGAATTCGTCCTCTGTCTGATCTATGACTACGGATGGAAGGACGCTGAACAGATCGTCGGTATCGTCCCTTTCAAGGACGGACTTGATGATAAATGCGTGAACCTTGAAATCAAAGGGGAAACCTTCAGAGAACGCATCCGGGAACAACTGGATGAGGACTCACTGGACGGAATTCTCCGAATAATCGACACCGAAGCGCACAGGGACTACAACACGGCAGTAGTTGACGCAGGAGTTAAGAGTGGCGAACCTACGCTGAAGAAACGTTGGAACACTATGCTTGATGACAGAGTTCGTGAGACGCATGACTACCTGGAAGGATCCGTAGTTGGAATCAATGATTACTTCTACACCTACGATGATGACTATGCTCTCTCTCCTGGTGGATTTCAGAAACCGGAGAACAACGTGAACTGCCGGTGTTGGATCACCCTGTCGAGATGATGAAAGGAGAATGATACGGGCATGACTCTTGATCTCATCATCACCCACTACAAAAGTCCGTTCTCACTTGGCAAACCATTCTTCGATATGGTTGCCATGCAGCGGAACATCAATTTCGATGATGTGGGTGTCATCCTCGTCAATGACGGCGAGGAAAGCAGATTACCGGATGAACTGTTTAAGGACTACCCCTACAAGGTGACGAACCTTACTGTTCCGCACGGAGGGGTTTCTAAAGCCAGGAACACCGGTATACAGGCATCAAAGGCAGACTGGGTTATCATCTGCGACTTTGATGACCAAATCTGCAATACGTTGGGACTTCAACTGGTATTCTCTGCCATCTCCGAGGATGACAAGGATATGTACTGGACGAGGTTTCTGGAGGAAGTACCGCAGGAAGACGGGGCAATCAAACTTATGCCTCACTCACGGGATGTAATCTTCATTCACGGGAAGATTTTCCGGAGGCAATGGCTGATTGACAACAATATCCGTTTTCACAACGGACTGAGACTGCATGAGGACGTTTTCTTCAACCAGTTGGCACAAGCCATCGCAGGAGAGGACAGAATCGGCAAGATCGAAACCGGATGGTATCTGTGGTGCAACAATCCTCAGTCGGTCGGCAGAACCTACGGATACAAGTTTCTGTTTGAAACCTATGACCATCTGATGATCCAAAGGAATGAGATGGCAAAGGAATTCAGACGGAGGGACATGGATCCACAGGTAAAGATCGTTGTCAGCAAGACAGTCATTGATGCGTTCTACGATTTTCAGACTGCATGGTGGCATCGAAAGGAAAACGTGGAGAACTACAAACTCATGGAGAGATGGTTCTGCACATTCCTCAAACGCTACGGAGCGGACTACTCCAAGAGCGATACCAAGGCGATCTCACTGTTGGCCTCCGGTAGCCGTGACTACCATTTCAAGAATGGTTGTTTCCTTATGGAAACGCAGACCATTGGGAACTGGCTGAAGCACATCATGAACGATGTCAAGCCGTTCGATACCAAAGTCCTGGATGTAGAGGAGTAATCCTTTTACATACGTCAGAGAAGACGTTAATCGCAGAAAGTCAGAGAAGACTCTAATCGCAGAAGGAGATACATCACAATGGCTAATGAACTTGACAAGAGCAACGAAACCAATGGAACTGATCCCAAGAAACCGGACGTAGATACTGCTGAACTTGAAGCGAAGATCAAGGCACTGGAGAGCGAACGGGACAAACTCAAACAGAGTGTAACCAACGCCTCTGCTGACGCATCTGAGTGGAAGAAAAAGTATCAGTCCAAACTTTCGGAGGAAGAGGCTGCGAAGGAAAAACAGGAAGAGGCAAATGCCACCTTGCAGAAAGAACTGGAAGACCTTCGTGCTGAAAGGAATGTCGCAAACCATAAAGCACAGTTGATCTCTATTGGGTTTGAAGACGCACTGGCAGTTGAAACTGCACAGGCTCTCAATTCCGGAGACACTGCCAAGGTTTTCGATGCTCTCCGCAAGTTTATTACAACCCATGACAAACAGTTGAAGGAAAACGCTTTCCGTCAGAATCCGACACTTCCGGGTGGAGGAAACGAGGGTAAGCCGATTACCAAGGAACAGTTTGAAAAGATGGGTTATACAGAGAGACTGAAGGTGTTTAATGAACACCCGGATCTCTACAAAGAATTCACAAGTTAAGGAGTGAAACACAATGGCAGTTACCGAACTGAACAACCTGGTCAATCCTCAGGTTATGGGTGACCTGGTAGATAAGAAACTGCATGATCTCATTCGTTTCCTGCCCCTGGCTGAAGTAGACGAAACGCTTGCTGCTCGTCCCGGCGATACTCTGTATCTGCCCTACTTCGAGTACATCGGCGATGCCTCCGTCCTCGGCGAAGGTTCCACGCTGACTCCTGCGAGTCTGAACGCATCTATGGCTTCCGTTGCCGTGCATAAGGTTGCCCAGGGCGTTGAACTGACCGATGAGGCCGTTCTGTCCGGTTACGGCGATCCGATGGGACAGGGTGCGATGCAGATCGCTACCGCCATCGCCAACTGCATCGACAACGAGATGTTGGCTGTCCTGGCGAGCATCGGTTCCACGATGACTCAGACGGCACTCGCCTCCGGTGCGATTCAGCCGTCCGATGTGAACGCTGCACTGGAACTGTTCGGCGAAGACATCGACAATGGCGAGAAAGTCCTAGTCTGCTCTCCCGGACTGGGAACGCTGCTCCGGAACACCAAGGCATGGCTTCCTGCCTCCGAAATCGCTGCTGACCGCATGGTTCGTGGTGCTATCGGTGAGGCCTTTGGATGCCAGGTCATCATCAGCAACAAGCTGAAGGATGCGACTCCTGCGAACGAGGTTGCGTACATCGTCAAACCTGGTGCGCTGCGTCTGATCCTCAAGCGTGATACTGTTATCGAGGCAGACCGGAACATCCTCAAGTTCAGCAACGTCATCACCGGTTCCAAGCATGAGGCTTGCTACCTGTATGACGTGAGCAAGGCGATCAAACTGGTCGGTCAGTAATCTGAGGAGGAGCATGATATGGGGATGCTCTTAGCCATGACCATGATGGAGCAGGAACAGGCTCGTAAACAGGCAGAAACGCCCGTAGAAGAGCCTGTAACTACTCCGGTGGTCGAAGAGACAGTGCAGGAAGAAAAGCCTGTAGAATCGCCGAAAACGCCCGTTAAACGGGCAGTACGGAAAACTCGGAAGACTACCACAAGACGGAAGACTTCCAAGTGATGCAAACGGAGGTAGACGGACATGACGGACGCTGAGAAGATCACAATGGTCAAGGCACTGGTTGACAATGATGCCACTGCTACAGATGACCTCATCAAAGTCTACCTCCGTCTTGCCAACAGTAAGATGTTGGAAAGGCTTTATCCGTTTGATGCCGACAAGGAAGAGAGCGACCTTCCGGAGAGGTATGAAACGATCCAGTGTGAACTGGCATCAAGGCTTTTCCTTCGTAGAGGTGGCGAAGGTGAAACCAACCACGAAGAGAATGGTGTGAACAGGACGTATGCCACAGTCGATGACGAAGACTTACTGTCCAGGCTCACCCCGTTTGCAAAGGTCGGTGGTTGACAATGCGTGTTCTTGAAAGGAACAAGCAAGATCTGTGGTATTCCAATCCTACGGGATGGCAATACGCTGAAGACAGTAATGGTTTGAAGACCGGCGAGAAGACTATCACATATACCGATCCTGTGAAGGTGAGGATGTCGATGGCGATCTCCAGTGGTGCGAACAACCTTGGAAGTCAAGGTATGGCAATAGTCGAGCCTTACGGTATCAGTACCGGATATACGCATAGAGCCGTAACGGAAGATCTTACCTGTCCGATGAACGAAGAGTCAAAGGTATGGTATGGGATCTCTCCGACAAGGACTGTGACGGAGACCCGGACAGTTGATGGTCAGACTGTCCAGGTAGAGGTTGAAGAACCAGTGCCACACAACTTCTCCGTTGTTCGTAGGGCGAAAAGCCTTAACCATCTGATCTTCTATCTCAAGGAAGTCGATGTGCAGTGACTATCAGAATCGAACTGTCCCCACAGTCGATTAATGAGGCGATCCGAAGACTGGAAATGTACAAGGAAGACCTGGAAATCGGCATTAGGGACATTGTGGAAATTCTCGCCAATGAGGGGGCAGGAATCGCCCAGGCCGCATATGGTAATTGGGGAGTCCAAGCGGTTCCAAGTACGGAACAAGGCTCCAGTGGCATGAGTGCCACAGGATTTATAGATGTTGCCGGTGATATGCCTCTGATCGCAGAGTTTGGTGCTGGCGATGCCACACTGGATCCTGCTACGCTATTTGAACATTCTCCGGACACGGAGGTGTTCCCTGGTTCTTACTCACTGCTTGAGGGCAGTCAAGAGTACTACAAAAGTGGCGTATGGCATTATGGTGGGCAAGCCTATACGGAGGTATTCCCAAGGCAAGGCCTACACATGGCGAAGGAGTATATCATTCAGAACAGTACGGAGATCGCACGGGAGGTGTTTTCGCATGATTGACATTGAAAGCAAGATCGTTGACACGATCTACAATGCCGTCAAAGCGAACGATGCCTATCCAAATGCTGATGTGACTACCGGTTTTGATGAGACTACTGCTATTTTTCCTTGTGTGGTTGTCGAAGAAGTAGACAACTATCCGGTTCGCAGAACTGACACGGATGACTGCGCTGAGAACTATACACGCCTCGTTTATGAGGTAAGCGTATACACAAACGATAAGGACAAGGCTAAGACTGAAGGGAAAAATATCCTCTCTATCGTGGACACTGCCCTCCAGGGGTTGAAGTTCCGGAGACTTCGTAAGAATAAACCGCTGAACATCACCCGTACCATTTTCCGTCAGTATGGAAGGTGGGAAGTAGTTGTCGGAAAGCCGTTCATCAGAACGGACATTGTCGATGGCAAGCCTGTTGAAACCACAGTCTATCAAATGTATCGGAGGTAAGGCAGATGAAGAAATGCCCTTACTGTGGCAGAGACAATGAAGACAAGGCGTTGAACTGCTCTCATTGCTTTGCTGGACTTCCTACTGAAAAGAAGGAAGAAAAAGAGGCCGAAAAGCCTCAGAAACAAGGAGTGAAAAAACATGGCACTTGAGTTCAACACCATCGGTGTGAAACTGGGTTACTGCGTGGAAGCCTCTGCCGGTACTCGTCCGACCACTGGCTACGTCAACATCCCGGACATCAAGAGCATTCCTGCCATCGATCTGACTCCTTCCAAACTGGAAGTGACGAATCTGATCGACAAGTATCGCCGGTTCATCACTGGCGTACTGGATGCCGGGGACTCCATCGATGTCAATGCGAATCTGACTGCTGCGCTGAAGACCGCATGGGCGAGTCTCGTTTCCGCAGCCGCCAGTGCCTGGACTTCTCAGAAGTCTACCTGGTTTGAGATCTCCATCCCCAACTTCGATTCCTTCTATTTCGCCGGTATTCCGACCGAAATGGGCGTGAGCGAACTGGGCGTGGATGCGGTCGCTGAAGCGAGTCTGCACATCATCCCCAATCAGATTGCGGGATGGGCAACTGCTTCGACCTAATCAATGACGCTTGTTAGGGGCAGGACAGGGGGACACCTTTCCAATGCCCGTATCATTGGATTACTGCCCTTAACATATAATAACCTATACGGGAGGTAAAGAACATGGAACGGGTAAAGCCTATTATCATCAAGGACAAGAAAAACAATCGTGAGTATACCTTGGAGTTTGATCGTGACTCTGTTCGTTTCGCTGAGAGCAGAGGGTTCAAACTGGAAGACGTAGACGAATACGTCATGACGAAAGTGCCGGAATTCTTTTGGTACGCTTTCCGGATGCACCACAAGAGTGTCGCTCTGAACCAGGCTGAAGAAATCCTCAAGGAAATCGGAGGACTAAACGAGGCGATTGCCAAGAGACTGGTCGAACTGTATGTGCAGACCTACAATGCTCTTGGGAGCGAAGAAACAAAAAACCCGGATATGACGGTGGAACTGTAAACGAAACAGATCCTCCGTCAGATCAACTGATGACTTACACTGAATATTTCGATCTCGTTTGCCCGTATTATATGTTATACGGGATGACATACGATCAGTTTTGGTTTGGGGATCCTTGGATGGCAAAAGCCTACAAGGAAATGCACAACCTCAAACGGAAACAGAGAAATGAAGAGATGTGGGTAAACGGGATGTATCAGCTAACTGCCTTAAACGTAGCATTGCACAACGCATTTGATAAGCATAAGATTGAGTACCTTAAAAAGCCGCTCGATATCTTTCCGAAGTCTGAGGCCGAAATTGAGGCTGAGAAACGGCAAGAGAGGCAAAAGCTTATCGATTGGCTGAGTCGATTGACTATTAAGAAATGATGAGACAGGGAGTTGGTCAGCATGGCAACATTAGAGACTTTAACACTTGAGATTGATGGTAACGCATCAAAAGCCTCTGATGGTATAACATCACTGACCAGTTCCCTGTCTTCTTTAGGTCAAGCCGTACAGAGCAGCCTTACCGGACTGAGGGAACTGTCCAATGTTCTGAAGGAAATCAGAACAAACGCTACCGGCCTTGGATCCAATCTCGGCAGCATTTCTTCTGCTATGTCTGCAAGGACTGCAACGAATGTCGGAAGAGTGTCCAGTGCAATGG